CATAATATCTCTTACCCAAGATTTATGATATCTTCCACAACACCACACAAACTTGCAGAAATTATTCGTGATACTTGGCCTCAACTTTACAGAAAACCAGAAGCATCTTACAATAAACAAAAGACTTTAAAAAATGAAAAAGTACAATGAAGAATATTTTTCTGTGATTGAAACTAAAACAGGAAGAAAAATTGTTGATTGTGGTGATGAAATGGATGCACATACAATGGTTTCTTTTGATCCACAAAACCGAACGATTACAAGAAATAAAGTTTTGATGAGTCCAGTAATTGATGTTGAAATTCCAAAAGCACTTTCTACAACAAATGTCGTTGCATCAAATGTAAAAGAGGGTGGATGCACAACAAGAAAACAACAGTTGCTTGATGCTGGACAACTGAGACTTTCAGAAGACCAACGAATTCCAGTCAATGCTAAATAACTTTCAGTTTTATTAAGAATTATGAAGTTTACAGTTTATTCTAAAGATGGTTGTCCATATTGCACAAAAGTTCAGCAGGTGCTAGAATTAGCAGAACTACAACATGTGGTTTACAAATTGAATAGAGATTTTACTCGTGAAGAGTTTTATGCAGAATTTGGAGAGGGGTCTACCTTTCCCCAAGTAATTGTTGATGAAAAACACATCGGAGGTTGCTCCGACACTGTTCAATATTTGAAGGAGCAAAATCTAGTTTAATGAATACTAATTTTCACGAAGTTTACAATGATGTTGAAAAGGCAATTGATTATGCCTTTAAGGGACAATTTGTTTTAAAGTTTTATGATTATCTGAAAATTCGTGGAACAAAAAGAAGTCAAGTTGAAGAGTTTATTGAAAGCACCACAGCAAATGAAATCAACAATCTTGTAATGGATTTGGACACATACTTAGAAGGTGGTGCTGATGACCTTCATAAACAACTTCGTGAGGCTTATGGACACATTCCTAAACCCCAAGCAAGAAAAATAAGAAACTACATCTATGGCATTTTAGAAGATGCTTGGAAATATAGTAATGACAAACGACCAGGAAGACGCAAGAAGAACACTAAATAACAATGAACTCCAAATTAACCGGGGTGTTGAGTTATTACTACGCAATAGGAGGAAGGAGAAATCAAAACCAAAAACTTTTCAAGTGAAGTTTGGTAAAATGATTTCTCTCTTTCGTAGAGAGTTTCATTTTTTTATTGAATTTCACTTTGACATTAGGAAAAAATAAAACCTCTCTGGAGAAAATCAATGGAACCAGCATATGTAATAACATTCTCAGTAATGTTCACGTTGCTCTTCTTTATGACTGGGAGCATAATAGGTTGGTTAACCTATAGGCATTTACTTGAGTCAAGACCTCCATACTTGCATCCAGAGTTCTTTGATGAAAATGGGCAGATTATACCTGATGAAGTTGTTGCCGTCAGATTTGAAGAAGGATATTTTGATGATGATGACGACGATGATGATTAAGTAATACTGCTAAATATGTTAAATCTATAGTATTAAACTGAAATTTATGACTGCAACAAAAACAAAGAATACGACAACTGAAAAACCAATTGAAAGTCTTCCATCCAATCCATTTATATTTGAAGTTTTGGAACTGGCTTCAAAACAAAGAAGTAATGCAAAAAAAGTTGAAGTTCTTAAAACCTACGAACACGACTCTTTAAAAACAATTTTCATTTGGAACTTTGACGATACTGTAATTAGTCTTCTTCCTGATGGGGAAGTTCCTTATGCAAATGCTGATGAGCAATCAGTTTATTCTGGAACTCTGTCTGAAAATTTAGCAAAAGAAGCTTCAGGTGGCGAGTCTGCTACGGGACAAGATTTAGATGGAAGAGGACGCACAACTCTTCGTAGAGAATATCAAAATCTTTATCATTATGTTAAAGGTGGTAACAATGGACTTTCTACAATTCGTAGAGAAATGATGTTCATTAACCTTCTTCAAGGACTTCATCCAAAAGAAGCAGAAGTATTAATTCTTACAAAAGATAAGAGACTGACAAATAAATATAAAATAAGTATGGATAACGTGAAAGAAGCTTATCCCGAAATTCAATGGGGTGGACGTTCGTGACAGTTGCAGTAAGTGGGGAAAAAAGTATGGCAGAATTTGAAAAAGAGGAAAATAATATTCTGCCATCAAGATATGGTTGTGAAATTCTTTTAGAAAAAACAACTCTTGAGAAGGCAAAAGATACTTCTTTTCCAAGTGATGCTTATTTGGTTTGGTATATAATTGATCAAAAACAATATCTTGATTTAACAAGAGGTACTAAGACTCGTATTTTTGATATGTATTATGATACTTATGGTCCTGGATCAATTCAAAAAATTGATTTTGGATATGGAAAATTAAATCCCAAACTTTGGGGATATAAGCAACCAGAAAAAAAGAAAAGAAGATGAGTGAAGGATTTAGTAAAGAAAAGATTGAAATTTCAATTAACAAAGATGAAATAAATAAGATATTAAAAAAATATAAGAAAATCAAAAAGTATCAAAGGTCTCCTCTTTTTGAAGTTAAAACTATGGATGGAACCGAAACTTATGTGAGTAAATTAATTCAGGAAGCACAGGAGAACTTATGATAAATGGGCAAGCACTATTTACTTAACTTATACGGATGTTCGTTTGTTCTTTTAGACGATGAGCGTTGTCTCATTGACCTATTAGAAAACGCAGCAATCGCAAGTGGTGCCACTGTAGTTCAAACGATTTCAAAAAAGTTTGAACCGCAAGGAGTCACTGTAATGTGCTTACTTGCAGAAAGTCATATAAGTATTCATACTTGGCCTGAAGAAGGGAAAGCTGCAGTGGATGTTTATACTTGCGGTGATTGTAATCCAAAGATTGGATGCGATATTATTATTCAGCAACTTTATGCATCAAATCATACATTAAGTTATATTGAAAGATAGTCAAATTTTCATTTGACAAATCAGAATATAAGTAGTATATTAAAAATAAAAGTACTTTTTGATTATGACAGATTATAAACCATACTCCCCCGAGTGGCATCGGAAAAGATATCTTAAAGAATCTTTAGATAAGTATCTGGATGATTATATTGATAATGATGTAATTTTTGAAGATATTTGTAGTATTTTGCACGAACGATCTGAAAAAGCATATCAAGAATTTTCCAAACTCAATGATTTGGAAAGACAATTTAGACGTAATTACTAAATACATCTATACGAAAATTACTTATGCTCTCTACACAATATAGACTTCGTTTAGAAGAAATTTGTAAGAAAATCGTTCTTCATGAAGAAGTAAGTCTTGAGGATATGATTTGGGCAGAAAAACTTGCTAAAGCAAATCGTTCTGCTGGGACCATACTTCGTCAGGCAAGAAGAAAAGCAGAAAATCCTGATATGCAAGAGGGTGATTTAGATGACTTTCTAAATCAACTTGATATTGGTGGCATTGGTAATGATAGCAAAGGAATTCGTCGGTTTGAAAGTGTTGATGACATTGTAGATTTCTTCTCAGAGGGAAGAGATAAACCAGAAGACTGGCGCCAAAGAGACTGATGAGTGAAGTAACGTTTAAAAAACACAGAGTATTTCGTGAGACTGAAGATGTTGTTTTCTACGATATTTCTGTAGATGGTTCTAATGCACAAGACCTTGTTTGCCATACTGGTCCTGCTATCTCTCCTCCTGATGATATTGTAGGAGCAAAGCAGTTTTATATTCACTATCACCAAATTGATAACAATCGTGTTCTGTCTGGACTTCGTACATTTGAATTAGTTAATAAAGAATGGAGATATCCATATCATGTTATCCATCTAAATCGTTCTTCTGGAGCATTAGTTATTCCCAAGATGACATTTCATCGTTCATACTCTGGAGTTGAAGGTTCTATTGTTATCAATCAAGCGATTCGTGATGATGAATTTAATCCTGAGACGGAATTTATTCCCATATCGGCAGCAAAAGATAGAGACTTATACCATATTTTGGTGAACGAAAAACCAGTTATTCATACACTTGGAGACTGATGAATTACGAAGAGTTTTTGGATATGCCAACAACTTTTATGGATGATATGTTAAAGTTAATTCAACTTAAAAATAAATACCGTTTAGATTTTACATCACAAGAAAAAGAAATAAATGAGCATCTTTTAACTTATTGGGAAGAAATGAAGTTAAATGAACTTAGGGGAAAATTTGAAAGATGTTGGAAAATTGAAGAATAAAGTGTATTAAAAAATACAAAATTGCTTGACTATATACGTCAGGTAGATTAGACTGCCTATACGTTCATCCCAGTATGGGACGGAAGTAAGCCGACTCGGAACGGATCGTTCATTCGCTATTCGCAAATAGCGAACGCAAAAGCCGACTGAAGGAACGCTCTTTAACTTAAACAACTAAGGAGAACCCTAATGTCACAGGTCGTATATCGTGGTGTCGCATATGACACCGAAGTTCGTCGCCAACAACAGGCACAACAACAGCAACAGCCTCAAGCATACAACGAAACCTATCGTGGTGTTAAGTTTGTAAAAGGTGATCAAAAATGAACACTTATTTTGTTCGTTATCTTAAACTCAAAGCAAAGAAGGAAACTCTTCTTAAAATTGCACAACTGAATATGGCAAAGCAACCACAAGTTGCATAATTTAAGGGAGGTGCTTGACACCTCTCTTTTTTTTAATTATAATATCTTTAATGGAACTTGCAAAATGGATAAAGAAAAGCTTAAGCTTATTGTAAGAAATCTTGAGTCTCTTGTAGAATGTCTTAAGGCAGAGATTTACTCTGATGCATCTTCATACAAATATGAAGAAATTTCTTCACATATAAATGATTACGACGAAGTTTTTTATGAAGATGATGATGGCTATGCAGATTGATGAATTTGAGTTTATGAAACCAGAAGTTAAACTCATTAGTGTTACTCCAGATGCAGAAAAGCATATGGCATACTGTGCTCGGGTAAGTAATCCAGACAATCAACAGAATGAAAAGTTTTCTGGATTACTTAAGTATTGTATTCAGCATCAGCATTGGAGTATCTTTGAACAGGCTTCGATGACTGTAGAGATCAACACGACAAGAGGCATTGCAGCACAAATTTTGAGGCATCGTAGTTTTACTTTTCAAGAGTTTTCTCAACGATATGCTGATACTGGACTTTTAAGTAAATCAATTCCTCTCCCTGAACTTCGCAGGCAAGATACTAAAAATCGTCAAAACAGTATTGATGATATCCCCGATTATTTGAGACTGACTTTGACAGAAGACATCCGTGTTCATTTTGAAGCGTCGGTGCGCCTCTACAACCGTCTTCTGGAGAAAGGTGTGGCAAAGGAGTGTGCAAGGTTTGTACTGCCCTTAGCAACCCCTACAAGACTCTATATGACGGGTTCTGTGCGTTCTTGGATTCATTATCTACAACTCCGGTCATCTAATGGAACTCAAAAAGAACATATGGAAATTGCAGAACTGATTCGTTGTATTTTTACTTGTCAGTTTCCTGCAGTATCTGAGGCACTTGGTTGGACTCGTGAAGGATGTGCTGAGTGTATGGATGCCCCATCCATCACTCTTGAATAAATATTTTTGTCGTAATTATTAACATATGGCAACATACCCCGTTTATAATAAAGTTACTGGTGAACAAAAAGAAGTGACAATGAGTGTCCACGATTGGGAACAATGGAAGAAAGACAACTCTGATTGGGATAGAGATTGGTCTGATCCTTCAACCTGCCCTTCATCTGGTGAAGTTGGGGAGATATATGACAGACTTAAAAAATCTCATCCTGGATGGAATGATGTATTACATAAAGCATCAAAGGCCCCCGGATCTAAAGTAAAACCAATCTAGAAAGTAAATGCCAAGAAAAAGAAATCAACCAGCATCTCCCGTACCTTTTGGAATGAGCAATAAGCAAATGAAAAGGAAAAAACCCATCAGTATGGATTTAATGAGGGACATTGAACCTCTTACTGACAATCAAGAAGAATTTTTTAGATCTTACCGATTGGATAAAAACATCGTTGCTTATGGATGTGCAGGTACTGGTAAAACTTTTATTGCACTTTATAATGCACTTAAAGATGTTCTTGATGAAAAATCTCCTTATGAAAAAATTTACATTGTTCGTTCATTAGTTGCAACAAGAGAAATTGGTTTTCTTCCTGGAGATCACGAAGATAAATCTTCACTTTACCAAATTCCATATAAGAATATGGTAAAGTATATGTTTGAAATGCCAGATGAGTCCAGTTTTGAAATGCTTTACGGTAATCTCAAGACTCAAGGGACGATTAGTTTTTGGAGCACATCGTTTATTCGTGGAACTACTTTGGACAATTCAATCATTATTGTTGACGAATTCCAAAATCTTAATTTTCACGAATTAGACTCAATTATCACTCGTGTTGGTGAAAATTCTAAAATTATGTTCTGTGGTGATGCAACTCAGTCCGATTTAATCAGAACGAATGAAAAGAATGGTATTGTTGATTTTATGAAAGTTCTTCGTATAATGCCATCAATTGATATTATTGAGTTTGGAGTTGAAGATATTGTTCGTTCTGGATTAGTTAAAGAGTATATTCTTGCAAAAATGGAAGTAGGTGTATGAGTTTTATTCATCATAATTTTTTAGGTGATCTTGAGTTAGAAAAGAAAGAACAAAACGGCATCCGTCTCTACCATCTTCCAAATGGAGAGTGGGTGCCTTCTATCACTTCTGTAACGTCTTTTTATAATAGACAGATTTTTGTGAAGTGGAGAGAACGTATTGGTCTTGAAGAAGCAAATCGTATCACTAAAAGAGCAACAGCACGAGGAACTGATTTTCACCAAGTTTGTCAAGACTATCTTGAAAATAGAGAACTGAACTGGGACGATTATCAACCCCTGACAAAGTTTATGTTTTATCATCTCAAACCAGAACTTGATAAGATAAATAACATACACGCAATTGAAAGAACTTTATATTCACAGTACTACGGGCTTGCAGGACGAGTTGATTGTATTGCTGAATATGAAGGAGAACTTGCGGTCATTGACTTTAAAACCTCAGATAAAATTAAACCAGAGGAATGGATTGAAAACTATTTTGTTCAAGAAATGTTTTATGCTGCAGCTTATTATGAACTGACGGAAAAACCAATTAAAAAACTGATTACTTTAATGGTCACTCCTGGTGGTGAAGTCAAAGTATTTGACAAAAGAAACAAAGGGGATTATATTAAGTTATTAGTTCGTTATATCAAAGAATTTGTACATCACAATACTGGGTCAGATGGAGAATGAATTAGAAAAAGCATTAGAAAGTAAGTTCTTTTGTCCATCAAAATTTGCTCAAGAAATTGAAACTCTTGTTCATACAAATGAGGACATGAACTATATTGATGCAATTATTCACTTTTGTGAAAAGAATAGCATTGATGTGGAGTCTGTTCCTAAATTGATCTCGAAACCCTTAAAAGAGAAAATTAAGTATGAAGCAATGGAACTTAATTTTCTTAAAAAAACTTCTCGTGCTAAATTAGTATTTTGAATGATGCCTTTTGATGTATATCGTGAATATCTTGCATTAAAAAATCACTTTACAAAAGATAGTTATGACTACTTTAAGTATTGTGGTAAAAGTCGTGCAACGGTTCAATCTTTTTATAAACGCAAAGATCGTTTTTGGTTTGAAAAAGTAGCACGACAAAAAACAGATCAAGAAGTTGTAGAGTTCTTCGTATCAAATTTCATTACCTGCACTGATCCAAGTAAGTTGTGGATTGGTGAAATGATAAGAGAAGGAGATCAAAGATATTCTGAATGGAAGAAAAGAAATCAATCACTTTCTTATATTTTTAAAGAAGAAACTCAAAGTTTATTTGAGAATAAAAAAGTAGATGATATTTTTGACTGCTCCAAAGGTCATCCACCAGTTCTAAAAAATTTTCTGAACGGGAAAATTAGCCTAGAAACACTAGTCATTTGTGATAGAATATTCTTGTTCGGGAAGAACTTTGATAAGAAACTTAAGGATCCTGTGTGGCAATCTGTAAGTTTAAAATTAAAAAAGTATTCTTCCTTCCTACATATAGATGTATCTCATTATAAAAAAATTTTGAAAGAAGTTGTTTTTGCAGACAAATGAGTTTCTTTAAATCTGAAGTAGTCCGTGCCGAAATTGCAGAGATTAGTGAAATGCAAGAAGACGTTTATCAAAATGTCTTTCAATTTCCTATGATGTCAAAAGAAGATAAAATTAAACACGTCAATCTTTTAGAAAAACTTCTTGAAAAACAAAAAGTTCTTTATACAAGATTGAGTTTATCTGATGATCCTGAGGCACAGGAAATGAAAGAGCGCATTGCACAATCTGCAACAATGATGGGACTTCCCCCAAATGTTGATATGAATGTAATATGGAATAATATGTCTTGTATGTTAAAAGTGATGAAAGAACAAATTGACAAAACAGGTTCCGACCTGTAAAATAAAGAGGTACACAAAAGCCAAATCTGTACAAATACGAGGTAATCTAATGTCTTTTAAAGATCTTAAGAAACAATCTTCTTTGGGTTCTCTTACGCAGAAACTTGTAAAAGAAGTGGAGAAGATGAGTACAACTTCTGGGGGTGCTGATGAGCGTCTCTGGAAACCTGAAGTGGATAAAACTGGTAACGGTTTTGCCGTGATCCGTTTTCTTCCTGCCCCCGAAGGTGAAGAACTTCCCTGGGCAAAAATGTATTCGCACGCCTTTCAGGGCCCTGGTGGATGGTATATTGAAAACTCTCTGACTACGATTGGTCAGAAAGATCCTCTGGGAGAATACAACCGCGAACTGTGGAATACTGGTACTGAAACAAATAAAGAAACTGTTCGCAAGCAAAAACGCAAACTGTCTTATTACAGCAACATCTATGTTGTTAAGGATCCTACCAATCCTGCAAACGAAGGTAAAGTCTTTCTCTTCAAGTATGGAAAGAAGATTTTTGATAAGATTATGGAAGCAATGCAACCTGAGTTTGAGGATGAAACTCCTATTAATCCTTTTGACTTCTGGGAAGGTGCAAACTTTAAACTGAAGATTGTGAAGAAGGATGGATATTGGAACTATGATAAATCTGAGTTTGGTTCCGTAGAACCTCTGCTGGACGATGATGATGCTCTGGAAGCAATCTGGAAGAAAGAGTATTCTCTTGCTGCTGTGACTGCTCCAGATCAATTCAAGTCTTATGAAGAACTTGAAAAGCGTCTGAAGTATGTTCTTGGACAGAAAGGTTCTTCTCGTTCTTCTGTTGAAGAAGAAACTGAGTATGATAATTATTCTGAGAACAATGTTGAGAGTGCTGTTGTAAAGGAACTTGAAGAGTCCTATGCTCGTTCTAAGTCGCCTTCACTTCCTGTCGTCACCAAAGAAGTTGATGAAGATGAAGATGATGCCCTCTCATATTTTCAACGTCTTGCTGAAGAGTGATTAGGAATATAGTCTGATATTATCTGCAGTTTTCAAGGTTTCAGTCTTAAATTGACTGGAACCTTTTCTGTAGGTCATAATGTCTTCTATATCATCAAGAACAACATTGAGATATCTTGATTTGAGAAGGAAAATATTTCGTTTATCGTTTTCTATTTTTTCTTCGTATTCATAATTTGTTACGGCAATAACAGCATCTGAACTTGGAACTGTGACTTGTTGGTCAGTAAAAAAGTCATAATAAGAAACACTATAATCATCTTCAACTTGCAATCCAGCAGGAACAATCACAACTCCTTGACTATTTTTAATTTCTACGGTTTCATAATGATGAATTCCGCTGTAAAGTGTATCATAGTTCTCATATTTTTCCAATACATAATTATCAAATTGTTGTTGTGGAAGTGGCCATTCTGTTTGTACATTGATGATATTATTGCAAAGAAGGACTATCCAATCCAAATTTGAGTCACCATAAACTTCAAATGCAACATTATCTGGTCTATCATTTCCTTTAATTTGATATTTCGTAAAGAAAGACAGACTTTGAAAAATGTCTTCTCTTAATTTGCCTTTTTTAAATAGATTTTTTACTGTAATGTAATCTGATATCTTAGCATTTGGAAGTCTGCTAACATATTCAAAATCGGGAAGTCTGCGGAAGTAGTCGGACATTTTAGTAACCTATTTCTGTATCTGGTCCATTTGAACGTGTGCCTTGATTATAATCTTCATTAAATACTGGTTCAAGTTCTTGAAAGGTCATTTGAATTTCATACGACATCATAGGTCCATCATAAAACGTTGCGTATTGCCCCTCTGGGGTATAATTTACAACAAAAGACTGAAGGGCACACTCTTTAATTTTTCCTATGAATGGATTATCTTTGTTTTCTCCCAATGAACGATTGATATATTGGATTTTAAAGGTGTGTGGTGCTTTTAGAAATAAATTTGATTTTGATTTCTGGGGGGACATTCCTTGTTTAAAAAATCTTATGATACTGATAATTTGTTTTGCTTCTTCTGAACTTCTTGCAGACATTTTAAATGTAAAATTAAAAGGTCTTAATGTTGGCGCTTGAAACAATAATTCCATATTTGGATTAATAATTGCACCAGTAGTTCTTGAAAGTAAATTCGCTGGGTCTGTTCCTACAGCTGCCGCTCCAAATAATCCAGCCAATCCAGTTTTAACTTCACCAGAATTTCCTTGCAGTCCATCTGCTCCTTGTCCTACTACATTTGCGGCAGCTCTTCCACCTTCAGTTATCGCAGTTAGTGCTACATTTGCTGCAAAAGCTGCAGCCGCATTTAAATCTGCTCCGTTCCATTGTGCAGAATTGTTATCGGAAATACCAGATGGGACAGGAAGAGTGACAAACCCAATTCCTTGTCTATTTTTTGGTCTTTCTGCGAAACCGCCAAGGTTATTTTCTTGGAGGTTGCTAAATTTTTTTGGTTCATATTTCAACATTGTAAATTTAATAATGTCTTGTTTTGTGTTTCCAATATCTAATGGATATCTTAAAGAAGGAAATTCGTTTCTTGTTTCATTGCTTCCGGCAATCGCTGCTCCTAAGTCAATTGGTTGTGATGTATCGCCACTTTGTGGCGCAGCTGCTGCATCATTGTTTATGATTGGTTGTTTAATGCCTGCTTTTTTTGCAGTTGGTTTAATCGCTTGATTATTAATTTCTACTGTCTGTGCTCTAATTGCTCTCTGTTCTGCTCTTCTAATCTTCTCTTCGGCAGCAGATACTCCTGCATAATATGCTGTATTGGGAGTAAATCCGCCTTGACTTGTAATCGTTCCTATTGGTTGCGTTACTCCAACTCTAAAAACTGAAACGGGATTGTTTGGATTGCTTCCTTGCGTTTGTCCTTCTCTTGTTGGTATATCAACCTTATATGT